TTCGTGCTTGTTGTATAACGTAGTCCCGAAATTGCTCAAGAATTATTTGTTGTTCGGCTTTTTCCATCTTAACAAATCGTCATTTCGTTTGGTACTAAAACATCGAACGTCATCGTCCAACCGCTTAGTAAGTTTTCGAATCGTTCCGTAAAAGGTTCGCAAGTTGGGTTGCCGTCTATTTGGAAAAGGTCGTACGCTAAACTTCCGTGCAACATAATATCATAGGCTCGGTTTAAGATAGCTAACGTTGAGTTCAAAGCGTCTTGTGTATTATCGTTGCCTAAATATACATTCGTGTTTTCGTTCTTTGATATATCTACTAAATCCATTGCAATCAAAGAAATATTAAATCTGGACACGTTTACTTCAAACGTACACGAATTGACCATAATGTGAACAAGTGGAAAAATAGTTTGTTTAGCTAAATCAACTTGGAAAATGTCTCCTTCGCTTACTGAGTTAACCAATGCGTCTGCGTCAAAGTGCGCTTTTAATTTGTCTATTGCCGTGTAAAATCCTATCATTTTAAATACTTGTTAAGTTGTCGTTGTTCTATTTCGTTTTTTTGTTTTTCAAAAGTTAAGTATGTCAAACATTTAAGTAGTCCCATTGCTGTAACTTCGTCAAATTTTGTGACGTCTCCCTTAGCGAGCGCATAAATTGATTGATACCATCCCCATTGTTTTTGAAATTGTGTTGCTTCGCTAAAGTCTCCAATACCTTCGGGTTCTTCGCTATCTCTTGTTCTAAATAGTGAATCGTACTTTGTAGTAATTCGCTTCCTAAATTCCAAAAAAAAACCGACGAACTTAACACAACTCCGAGCGGTGCAAACTTCATTAAGTCGGAAAATTCAGCAGTCCCAGTATAGTTAATAATTTCGTGTCCGTCTTTTCGTTTAATCTTTATTGGTCGGTACATTACCGCCATTGCTTTGTGATAAGTGTCCCAACTTTTTAAGTTTTCTTCTAAGTCTACATATTCGCCAAAACTAATATTTTGTAAGTCGGGAATAAATCCAAACTCCATATCTTTAATTTTAAATGTCGGTGTAAACTTCGGTGTCTCAGAAAACAATTTATTAAAGTGCGCTACTAACTTTTGTACTTCGCTATATTTTATGTTTATAATTTCTTTTAGTTCTATATCGCAAAAGATTTGAATCATTTTTTCCGCTAACATTTCGTTGTCGGTTGTTGTCTCTTTTACCTTAATAAACTTTTGGTATTGTCCTAAGGTAATTTCGTTTAAGTCTGTTGGAATGGTTAATTCTAATTTCATATTTATATAATTAAGTTTTCGTTTTCTTGTTATATGCAACCGCTATTTCGTAAGCGTATAAAAGCATTTCAAAATGTAGTACAAACTTTCGTGAATCGCTCATATTTATTTTTACCCTTACGCCTTTACGTTGGTATATGTATTCTTCAACTACGGCAACCATTACGTTTAAATCGTTTGTCATCTTATAAAATATAAACCTTTTGTTGGGTTCGCTAATTGGTACGATACCGCATAACGTAAAGCGTCTATTGCGTGGTTATGTTTGTCTATTGGTGTTTTGCTTTTCTTTTCCAACCACGAATAGTTGTTTAGTTCTTTAATCAAGTCAATACTATCTTCGGAAATTATCAAGTCATAATCTTGTAATAAACTGATTCCGTATATTACGCTATCCGCTCCTTTGATTGTAGGCACTACATTATTACCCAACGAATTAAGTTCGCTTATTAGTCTCGGTTCTGAGTTGTCGCCAACTATTAAATCCTTTTCCGCAAAGTCTGAATTCAATCGTGCAATTTGACTTGTGGTTAATGCTTGTTTATAAAATAGTAACTTGACGTAAATAACTTTGTTTGCTTTGTCAATATTTGTTTTTACTAACGTTGTCGGGTCTGCGCTGAATCCGTAATCTTGCCCGTAAACATTTGTTCCTATTTCCCTAAATTGCCCTATCTTCCAATTGGTAAATATTACACCTTCGGCTTTGTCCAACCAACCACCTAATATTGTGTGCTTGTATTTTTCGGGTCTTCGTGTTTTGATATGTTCGACTTGGTTTAAGAATGATTCCGATAAATTCTCAAGGTTGTCTAAGTAAGTCGTATGTATGTAAGTGGTATCGTTTTTAATTAGTGTTGCGCCTTGTTCTATTCCTTTGCTTTCAAAAAACTTGTCGTAAATAAAATGTTCTTTTGTTGTAGGGTTAAGGATTAATATAACTCGGTTTTGTTTTGTCTTATGCCTAATTGATAAATCTATTTTATCAAAGGTGTCTTCGTCCGTTAGTTCTTCGGCTTCGTCAAGTACCCAAGTCGTGACCCCTTGCAAAGATTTTAAGTTAGCCGTTTGAGTTCCAGAACTTGTCTTGATTCCTTTGAATATTATTTTACTACCCGTTTGAATATTTATTATTTCGTCTTTTGTTACGATGAAATTATCTTGCATATCCATAAGCTCAATTTTTTCGATGAACTCGGGAATGATTGAAATGCCCGCACTTACTAAAGTATAACGAGTAAATAAGACAACGTGTCCGCTTTCCTTTGTAAGCAACAATAAGAACGTGGTAACGCTATACGACTTCGACGAACCACGCCCGCCCGTTACAATAAAGTACCGAGAATCACTACCTAAATAATTAAACTTCGGGTTTAATACTATCAATTTTAAATAAGTCTTTTACGTCAAAATTAGATACGCTTAATGTTGTCTCAACCGTTTCTTTTGGTTTGCCAAATAAATGTTCGGCAATAAATATTTGACCACGCTGGGTTTCTAATAAAGCAACTACAAAACTAATTTTATTTTCGTCGTCCGTATCTTTGTTGTAAAGGCGTTTTAAACCTTCAACGAATAATGTATTAACTTTTAATTCATCTGCCTTTGTATGCCGTCCTCCGTTGGTCTTATGCCCTCCGTTGTTCTTTCTTTTATCTTCCATAATTAAAAAAAGTATTAATTAATTAATTTTCGTCTTTGTATTCGTTTACAACTTTGCTTAATCCGTTTACAACTTCCCTTAAACAACTTCCGCAACTTGTCGGTTGCCTTCTTTGGCTAAATACTCTATTGTAAATTTTAAGTAGTTCCCTTTGTTCGCTTGGAATTAAAACGTTCTTTGCTAAAACTTTGGTTGTTGTTAAGTATTTATATTCGTCTTGAGTTAAACACTTTGGTTTTAAGTAAGGGAATAGTTTATTCAATTTTTCCTTTCGTTTTTCACACCCGCAGTCTTCGCCTAATAACCATTTGGCTACTTTTGCTATTCCCGTTTTTTCTAAAACAATTTCGATTGTGTCTCCTAATCCAGTAGGTTCGATAATTGTATTTTCTTCAATGTCAATTTTAGTTAGTTTTTTCTTTGCCATAATTTTTACTTAATTAGTTCGTAATCTTTGTTTTGGTAATCTTCGTAATTCTCTTTTATGTTTTCTTTTATTCGTGTTTTGCAATATTTCAACGTATGAAAAATAGAGGTTACGCTTATATTAGTTTCCTTGCTTATTTCACGCATAGACATATCGGAATCTTTATAAAGGTTAAATAACATTTGGTCGTACCAATGCCATTCATCAACTACGTTTTCAACTTGGTTCAATAAGTAATTAAATGATTCGTGTTTTTCTACGTTTGGCGTTTCGTCTGGCAACATAGCGATTGAATCCAAATCTACTTTTTGCATTTTGTTTGCTTTATTAACGTGTTGTAAAAAAGTATTCTTGAGTGCAAACCAAACATAAGATTTGTTTAAGTTTCCGTTGGTAAATAATTTGTCTTCGTTGCTCCATTTCAATAACATTAAATAAGTTTCTTGAACAATGTCTTCAGCAAAGAAATATTCTCCGAACGAGTTAACTATCTTAACCCATTCTTTATGATGCTTTACAACTTTATTAATCCAATCCAATTTTACTTTGCTTAAATATTAATCAAATATATGTTTATTTTTTCAACAAGTAACAAAAAATCTTATCAACAAACTTTTGTTAAATAAAAAACCCCTAATTAAAGGGGCGTAAACTTATTGTAATTTCAATCGGTAAATATACTTGTCTATTTTCTTTGCGGTTTCTAAACTTACGTCTTTACCTTGTAAAAATCGGTCTATATTGTACTGGTGGAATTTTTCCCCTCTACCTTTTATTTCTTTTACAACTTGGTTTCGTGTTCGTGTTTTTAATGCTTCGAGTAAACAAGCTCTTAAATTATAATCGTCTATTAACATCGGTCTAAATTTATTTCGTTTTCTTGTAAGATTTCAAAGAACTTTTCCCTTATGCG